TAGCCGTGGATGCGTTGGCTCTGACTGCTCCCGCCACCTCCGTGCTATCGAACAGCAGGTCTCCTGCGCTATGCGCCTCTGCCGCCATCGTCGGCGTGATGGTGACGACTGCGTCAGACGCGCCGACGAGGCCGATTAGCTTCTCGGTGGCTGGCAAGGTCGCCAGACTGACCGGCTGCGTCTCGTCCAGGTCTGCCTTGCCCTCAGCTTCCGTCAGCAAAGCGGCAAGCGTCACTTCAGTGGCTCCTCCTTCTGGAGCCGTAAATGATCCAGTAACAGGTAACGGATTAGCGCTACCAACTACAGATTCATCCGCCAAATTAATCATAGTACGCCGTGTCATGACTTACTCTCCCGTAGTCTCATTGCGGGCTTGGTTAGGGCTCGCGTTAGGGCTTAGCTGCCCACCAGTTTCAGTTGGATCCTTTTCTTGCCCCATAGTATCCGCAAGAGCTTGCGCACGTTCTTGAGCTTCTATTTCCGCAGCAGCGGCTTCAGCAGCAGGATCATCCACAAGTTGAAGAAGCCGTAGTGACGTTTCCGCCGTAATTAAGTTGTTATGCTTAGCAAACTGAATCCGCTTAAGTTCCATATTTTGATCAGGCACAGTAAGAGGAGGCCAGGTAACTGACAATTCATCAACAATGACACGACGATCTATAATCTTCAAGGCCGTCAAATATAAAGTGCATAATTCTCTTAGCCAAAGAGAACAACTATGTTGTCGTCCTCCTATGTCATGGATCCACTGCGTAAGTTGTGTCTCTGATGAAGCACGGGCTGATGAGAGTTCGTTACCCCAGAGAAATTCTGGTATTCCGGTGTGGTCGAGGAGTAAGAGAAATAAAGATTTGAGGGCATTGCGCGTGTCGTCACTGAATCCGACAGCAGCACCCACGAATTTGAAGTCTCCGCCTTTTCCAACGAGCATAAGAGAGTTCTGGTCGAGCTGTATCTGTTTCCGTGTAACCGTGTTTCCGTCCTTGTCAGTGTACGTCTCTTCCTCTGACGGTCTATTTGCATCGTACACTTTTGAAACGTCTTCCAAGCCTGTAAACGCGGGGATCGGATTGCCAAGTAACTTCGCTCCGTCCATTTGCTTATAGATGATGTCGTCATACTGTGAGTAGAGATTCAGGAGCTGCTCATGTACGCTTCTACCATAAACCTCATTGCGCCCCTTTCTAAATGGAACATGCACAATAGGAATCTGACCAAACAAATTAGCATAGTAGAATTCTTGCGTTTGCTGCCGCGGCATTATATCAAGAGTCGGCCCAGGCACCCTAGTCGTTATGCGAATAATACGAGAAATTTCCGTATACTCATCTTCAATTACCAACTCTTTAGTCTTAGTCGTAATTATAACTTTCGCCAGCTTGCGATAGTCAATGGGATCATATTCAGGTACTACAGTATCAGGACTAGGAATAGAAAGAGTGCCATCAGCATTCATAACTATCCACTGATCGCCCAAACCCATCGAATCTTCATAAACTTGTATAAGACCATCGTCAAGAACATTGTCAATAAACTCGGCTAACTTCTCATCCGTATATGCATGTGCCTTACGTGTCTTAACAACCACACCACCGCCAAAGACCCACGAAGCAAATATATTCTCAATGCGCTGACAGAATAGACTGCCTAAAGTATATCCTGCTGCCTTGCCATGTCGCAGCTTGTCATAAAATGCATAATCCATCCGCGACCAATCAAGAGTATACGGCTTACTCATGCTACGCAGTACTTCATACTGAAAACTAGGAGTGGCCCCGATTATTTCCCTTACCCAGCTATAAGCTTTACCTAATACGCTCACGAGCTCTCTCCTGAGTTCTATAAAGTTCATTACCAGCCATTACAAATACAGGCGTAGCTTGCGCGCGTAAACTTCTCGCCATAAGCCCAAGAGCAAAGCTAACCGCAAAGTCATCTTTTTCATCCTTAGGCGCCGAAAGAGTTTCTCCGCTCAAGCTACTTAGCTGGTAGAAAGTATCTGAATCGTGAATTTGAGCGTCTTGTACGCGGATATATTCAACAGCCGTATTATATAGTAACGCCTTCGATAGCTTGGTGGTGAGCCAACCCGGCTTCTGATCGGTTCCGCTAAGAAGAGGTTGCCCCAGTTGGCGGAACTTCTGTATGCAGGCATGGCCATGATTATTTCGTTCGCAAAGGACTGAGGCGTTAAAATAAATTTGGCCGATGTCATAGACATACTGAGCAAATTGTTCCGGCTGAATCTTTCCCACAAGTATCAGTACTTCTTCGCCCGTGATTAAATCTAATACATGCGCACAACTATCGTCACTAGTAGGATTGCCTTCTGCAGGATCAGCCCCCATAACATATATGTGGCCAGCCGCAGGAGGTTTATACAGCCTCACATGATTCTGCCAGGAGCTCGAGGAAACAGATTCACGCGAGGCTGTGTAGTCTGCTAATGCTTCTCTGTCCCGCCCGGCTAAATTCTCAGGCGCGAGTAATTCCGCCACCTCCGCGGCTGTTTCACAGGGGGAGGGTATGGGGACATATACGGCCCTCAACCACTCTGTTGGGATCCTTCGATCCATTTCTTTAAGTGCCAAAGCCTCATCGACAGTTGCCGGGTATTGTTCATACAGGTCATCTAACGTCCCTGTCCTAGCTAAAACGTCTTCTTTCTGCTCCTGATACCAGTCCATGTCCCTCTCTGGCCTTACATACCAAGGGAGGAAGACGTTTGCCCATGGACCAGCTCCTTGCTGAGAGGATCTAAATATGCGCTTGAATTCTGACTGAGGAGTCTCTTTATCGGCACGAGAGAGGAGGACCATCTTACCGCCCGTGTCAATGGTTGGCTTTACACTCCGAAGTAATCGATTGAGATCTGGGACAAGGTCTGCCTCATCGACAATGGCAAGGCCTGCCGTATAAGAGTCTCCGGCGTTAGTGGGGAACGCTCTGGCGATTGAGCCGTTACTGAGGGAGAACATATGGTTATTATTGACAGGCGTACGGCGGGCTCGCATCCATTCGGGTAGGCGTCTATACATTCCTTTGAGGCGCTCGTCGAGCAAGTGGACGGCTTCATCATCTCTCCGTGAAAATAAAAGTACATCAGCTGCAGGGCGGAAGAGCATCATCCAAAGAGCATAAGCAAGACATAGCCAAGTGCATCCAAGTTGGCGAGCTTTAAGTATAATGGTAAGCTGCGAATTGTTAAGCAATGTCAAAGTAGAAGCTTGCTCAGGCCATAACTTAAAAGGAATCCAGGAACCAGAAGAGGCTTCATAGATAGAAACGTAGTTATGCGTAAAGTAGATTGGACTCGTTGAACAGAGCATCCACTGGTCAATCTGATTCTGCTGATTCGTCTCCGTCATCGTCACCGTCTTCGTCTATGTCAAAGGTAGCCTCAAATTTACGGGCAATAGCAACTAAGTCATCTGCAGTGAAAGAGCTCAAATCTCCGATACCACCGGCACCTTCAATACCAGAAGCGGTAGCACTTATTTTGCCAAAAACGCGCAAAATCATTTGCAAGATGTCGAGTACAGAATAAAGCTCAATTGTAACTTTACCATAACGATCTACGGTAAACTTCTTAACTACTTGAAGTGCACCTGCTGAAGCGGCTGTTTCGAAATCCAATTGGGGGAGTCCATCTTCGTTGACAGTTAAAAAGTCAGCGAAGGAATAGCCAGCAAGTTCTGACAGCTTAAGAATAGCGTCGTCGACAGTTAAGGGCTCAGTCACGATAGGGAACCAATCTTGTACCATCATTTGTTCTAGGATCACTATTAGGCGTAACTTTGCTACGAGCAAACAATATACCTGTGGCCATAACCGCAAGAGAGACGCCTAAGTCAATAACTAAAGTCCAAGCGGCAACCTGCTGATCTGTTAAGGTCCACCAGCCCATCACAACAGAAAGAGCTAAGAGTGCATTAAGAAATAAAACTACGAGCCCTGCGGCACCGGTAGCTTTAACTAATGGTTCTCGTTCCATGGAACGGCTACCTTCCTAAAATACCTTTCCAAAGGTTCACGCCAACGATCAATAGCAGCTCGATGCCCATTATTACTAGCCGCATAAGTATTGATAGCTAACAAACCAAAAATAGCTGAGGTAGCAATTAGCACTCGACCTACTCCAACGCATGCAACTGCCATGTCCACCGACAGAAGAGAGGTGCGAATAAGAGCATACGAAGCTGTGGTTATTGCTAAGGTTGATGCGGAGATAGCTTGAAACAAAATCATGGTGTCACGTAGATGTGACCATGAGCCAAAAGCGCGTATAGCGGAAGAAGTAAATATAAGGGTAATAATAAGCCAAGTAACGAACAACCATCCATTAGGGGACATGTAGTATAACCCTATCTGCTAGCCACATACCGAGAGTCAACAACACAGTAATAGACAGCCAAACCCAAGTAGGGATCTGTGACTGACGCTGCCTCAGGTCCGTCCATCTATCTTCTAAAACAGCGACACGAACATCTATATTATTGATAGTACGCCACAAATTTTCGTAGCCGTCGTTGGACATTGCTGATACCATAGCATATAGCCTAATTC